CCCACGCGCGAGTTTTTCCCAACTTTCTGATTTTGAGTTATCACTATGGGCGCTAGAGGATTCCAACCACGACCGGACAGCAAGCGCGGTGCCGTCGCCAACGGCGGCGTCATCCCCGAGCCGATCCAGGAAGACATCACGCCGCCAGTCTGGTGTAAATCAGACCGGCTGAAGCTCTTCCAAAAGCTCGTAGCCGAAAACCGCGCCGCGGGCGTGGCTATCCGCCAGGTGGACGCCGACCAATACGCCGAACTGGCAGACGCCATGATCGAGCGGCGGAACGAAACCGACGGCCGCACGAAACTGGCATGGGGCAGGCAGATCGACGAACTACGCAGCCAGCTCAACATCGGGCCGCGCAACCGGCAACGGGCCGGAATCAAGGACACTCGCAGGCCGACGGCCATCAACCCGACGCTGGCGATTATTGCAAGGGCGAAAGGCCTGTAGAAGCACTGCCGAGACGGCGGGCGGAGAATAGCGTGCCGAAAAGAATCGATTTGACCGGCCAGCGGTTTGGGCGGCTGGTGGTGGTTGGTTTTCTCCGCCCCGCCAGTGGCTATTCGTTCTGGCAGTGCCAATGTGAGTGCGGGGCGACTGTTGAGCGAACATCGGCGGCCTTGAAGAGTAAAAATACCTCTTCATGCGGGTGCGGCAAAAATAAACATCTTGACGATTTAACGGGAGCAATATTTGGCCGACTGACTGTGATTGGAAGATGCAAGTCGGAAATCAAAAGCAAGCGCTCGTGGGAGTGCTATTGCCAGTGCGGCAATAAGACCATCGTGCAAACCGCTCCACTGAAAAGCGGAAATACAACATCTTGCGGTTGCTGGGGTAAAGAGAGATGTAGGCTGCCAAGGATTGCAAGCTGGCGCGACTCCAGCCCGGTTTTATCTGGAGACGGGTATATCTCCAGGAGGGACCCACGAAGAAAGCGCAGAGTGGCCGAGCACCGCCTTGTCTGGGAAGAAGCCAACAAGCGCCCTCTCCAGCCGTTTGAAGAAGTCCACCACAAAAACGGCATCCGCACCGACAACCGGCCTGAAAACCTGGAGTTGAAAGTCAAGCCGCACGGCGCCGGACAACTCCCCGAAGACCTCATCAGGGCGACGACGCCGGAAGAAATGGAAGTAGTGTTCAAGCTCGCGCAGGCTTACGCAAGCGTCATCGGCGCACAAGTGGTATGGAATCCTCCTATTTCGACGCCGAAGCCGTAAACACCGCCTGCGCCTTCGCCGAAACGCTGACGCTCACGAAGTCCACTAAGAGCCGGCGCCCGGAGCCGCTGGTACTCCTCCCGCACAGCAAAAAGCTGGTAGCCAACATCTTCGGCTGGAAGCGGGCTGATGCATCGCGGCTGATCCGCAAAGTCTTTGCCTCATTCGGCCGCAAGCAGGCCAAGACACAGACGGCCGCCATCATCGCGCTGATCGTGTTTTTTTTGGACCCGGAGCCCGAGCAGGAGCTCTACATGGCCGCGACCGACGCACCGCAAGCGTCGATCTGCTTCGAGGCCATCTGGTCGATGATTCGCACGAACCCAGCGCTGCTAGAGTTGGTCGAACCGACGCTCTCGCAGAAAAAGATAGTCCACCGGGAAACCGGCTCGATCATCCGCGCTCTGTCCGCCGACGGTAAAGGGAAGCATGGCTACAACCCCTCGCTCGTTGTTTTTGACGAGTTGCACGCCTGGGGGCCAGCCGAGCAGGAACTACTGGCCGCGCTCACCACCGGCAGTATGTCGCGCCGGGAGCCGCTGGAAATCATCATCACGACGGCCGGAAGTAGCCAAGAGACAATCTGCTACCGCGAATACGAATACGCGCGCCGGGTGCTATCTGGCGAGGTCACGGACCCATCCTACCTGCCGCTGATCTACGAAGTCCCAAAAGACGCCGATTGGACTGATAAAAAACTCTGGCCGCTGGCGTTGCCGCTCCTCGAAACCGGACACCAGAAGATCGAAGAGTACGAGCGGAAGTTTGACGAGGCCATGGCCCGCCCGGACCTGCAAAACCAGTTCCGGCGCCTGTACCTGAACCAGTGGACCTCCGCAGAAACCCAATGGATTCCGATCCACGAATGGGACGCCTGCGCATCACAAACGCCGATTGACTGGGTGGAACTTCGACGGTATCCCTGCTACGGCGGGCTCGATCTCGCCGCGGTCCACGATCTCACGGCCTTCGCGCTGTGCTGGCCGGTGGGCGAAAAAGTCTATTACAAAGTCTGGGCATACCTGCCAGGTGAGCGTATCGAGGACCGGAGCAAACGCGACGGCGTGCCCTACGCACAGTGGGCGGCTGACGGCCATATTCGGCTTACGCCGGGAACTACAACAGACTGGCGCTATGTCACCGCACACATCAAAGAACTGGCCGATGAGTACGACATCAAGGCCATAGCGTTTGATCGCTACGGGGCGCGCGACACCGCCCGCGAATTGCAAGACGCTGGACTAGACGTGATCGACTTTGGGCAGGGCTACCAGTCAATGAGTCCAGCGTGCCGGCGGTTTGAAAAGCTGGTCTACGACCGGGCCGCCGTACATGAAGGATCGCCGCTAGTCCGCTGGTCCGTTGACTGTACGCAGATCACGCAGGCGCCGGGCGACCTCATCAAGCCGGTGAAGCCGGAGCGCATGAAGAATTCAAAGCGAATCGACCCGGTGATTGCCATTGCGATGGCAACCGGGATTGCGATTATCACCACAGACAAAAAATCCATCTGGGAAACGAGAGGAGCGCCAGTTTGAACACATTCGGGAAACTACTAGTGAAGCTGGGCGCTACTCCTCCGCCTGATAATGAGTTTTGGTATCAGCCTGTAAATGCCCATTATGGCTCATTTCTTGCGCAGTACGCGAGCGGCGACACGGCTTTACGTATCTCCGCGGTGTCCGCTTGCGTCTCTCTGCGGTCTGAAACCATCGCCTCTCTGCCCTGTCAGGTCTTCAAGCGCACGAAGGACGGGCGCGAGGCCGACCGCAACCACCCGCTCTACCACATCCTGCACGACTCGCCAAATGAGGATATGAGCGCGTTTGAGTTTTGGCAGACATGCGAGCAGGATCTCTGCATTGACGGCAATTTCTACGCTCGCATCCAGACCGATGGGCGCAATGATGTTTCCGGGCTGTATCCGCTAGACCCGTCCAAGATGGACGTGCAGCGGGATAAGCAGACCGGCATCCTTGTCTACCTCTACAAAGACGGGCCGACCATCACGCCGTATCTGCGCGATGAAATCCTGCATATCCCCGGTCGTGGCTACGATGGCGTGAAGCGCCTGAAAGGCATGTCGCCGATTGCGTACATGGCGCAGGACATCGCTATTGCTGGATTTCAGGAAGGCTACGCAGAGCAGTATTTCCGCAATAATGCCACCCCGCGCGCCTATATCTCGCACCCAAACCTGCTATCAGACAAAGCGCGGCAAGGCATCCTCGACTACATGATGGACAAGTTCGGCGGCGTCCGCAATTCCGGCAAGTTGGGAATTTTGGAAGAGGGGATGGAGATTAAGACCGTCCCCATCAACCATACTGACATGCAGTTTATCGAAGGCCGTAAGCTGTCTGTGGAGGCTATCGCCCGCGGCTACCGCGTCCCTCCGCACAAGATCGGCGAATTGACCCGCTCGACCAATAACAACATTGAACACCAGGGCATCGAGTGGAAGACGGACACAATTGGACCGGAGTGCAAGCGCATTGAAAGCCGTTGCAATATGCAACTTCTTGGGCCGCGCGAAGGTAGCCGGTACTTCGTGGAGTTCAATCTTGACGCGCTGATGCGTGGCGATAGCGCGGCGCGCGCTGCGTTCTACTCCTCGCTGCGCAACATCGGCGCGCTGAACGCGAACGAGATACGGCAGTTTGAAAACTTGAACGACTACCCGGGCGGCGAAGTGTACATGGTGCAGGGCGCGATGATCCCCGTGGCAATGGCCGGTCAACAGCAACAGCAGAAGGCGGTGGCGCAGTGAAAACGACATTCATTCTAGGCGGGCAAGTCCTAGCCGAAAGTGCCGACGCGAAAGCACCGCGCGAAATCATGTTCTACGCTGGCACGCCCGTGCTGCGCACTGATGGCCGGAAGATGTTTCACCTCTCGTTTTCCATGGAGCCGGGCGCGGTGGATCTTTCTCTCCTAAATAGCGGCCGGGCTCCGTTCGTAGTGGATCACGTCGAAGACATCGACCACACTTTAGGCGTCATCGAGCGCGCCGAAATCAAAGGAGCCGGTCGGGCTTTCGTCCGCTTCTCAGACCGACAGGAGATGGCCGGGCTCATCGGCGACATCAAAAGCGGCGTGCTGGCCAACGTCTCCATGGGCGCGCGAATCACCGGTGAACTCGTAAAGGCCGAACCGGTCGAGACTGGCATTCCGCACCTTCGCGCTACCAAGTGGCAGCCGTTCCACGTCTCCCTCGTCTCGCGCGGGGCTGACCCATCCGCCCAATTCCTGAGTGACTGCCAAATGGAAGTACCGGCAGAACTTTTCACCGACCTCTCTGCACCCACTGGCGCGGCCAGCGAAGCAGATCAGAGCGAACAAAAGGCACGCCTGGCGCTGCAGATCAAGCAGCGCCGTTTCCGCGTCCTTGGCCGCTAACCAACAACCAACCCGCGCCACAAGCGCAAAGGGGCAACCATGAAGAAAAAGCTACTCATCGAGAAGCTGGCCGCAACCACGGCCGAATATGACGCGCTGCTGAAGGCGTCCGAAGCCGCCGCCGATATCGTCGCGCACCTGGCCGCGGTGGACGCCAAGGAAGTGGAACTCAACGGCATCAAGGCCGAACTGGCCGCCATCGAGGCTCTGGAAGCCAAGGCGAAGGCAAACGCGACGCGCGAACCGGGCCGGGTGACCAGCGACAACGAAGCAAAGCGGCCGTTTGCCAACTTCGGCGAGCAGCTTGCGGCCATCGCCTACGCCCAGTCGCCGGCTGGCTCGTTTCACGGCTACGGCGGGCAGATCGACAAGCGCCTGTTTGAGACGAACCTGGCCGCGTCTGGCGTCAATTCGACGGTCCCGAGCGAAGGAGGGTATTTGGTCAGCACCGACTTCTCGACGGTCCTGATGCAGAAGGCCGCCGAAATCGGGCAGATCGCGCCGCTGGCGTTCGATGTGCCGATTGGCGAAGGCTCGGACGGTATCGAGCTGCCGTACATCGACGAAACCTCCCGCGCCACCGGCTCCCGCTGGGGCGGCGTGCGTGTGTACCGGGCCAGTGAGGCCGACGCGCCCACGTCCACCAAGCCCAAGTTCGCCCGTCACGACCTGAAGCTGGAAACCCTCAAGGGATTGGCCTACGTGACGGACCGGCAGTTGCGGAACGCCCCGGCCACCAGCACGATCCTGGAGCGCGCGTTTGCGTCCGAAATGGCGTTTGTGAAGGATAACGAAATCTGGCGCGGTACCGGCGTCGGCCAGTGCCTCGGCTTTGCCACGCAGAGCTACGAGGGTGCCTCGTTGCTGGTTTCGGTGACCAAGAAATCGGCGCAGACCGCCGCCACCTTTGTCATTGAAAACGCCACGTCGATGCTGTCCCGTTTGCTCGCGAACCCCGGCGACACGATCCGCTGGTTCATCAACCGCGACACCATCGGCCAACTTCCGCTGATGACCGTCGGCCAGATGCCAGTGTTCCTGCCCAACGGCAACGCTTCCGGCTCGCCGTACTTCGGCACGCTGTTTGGTTACCCGGTCGTGATCGTGGAGCAGGCCGAAACCCTCGGCACCGCGGGCGACGTGGTTCTGGCGAATATGTCCAAGTACGTGACGATTTCCCAGGGCGGGCTGCGCTCGGCTCAGTCCATGCACGTCCGTTTTATCTACGACGAAATGACGTTCAAGTGGTCCACGGATTTCAACGGGCACTCGATGGTACGCAAGCCGCTGACGCCGTTCAAGGGCTCGGCCACGCAGTCGCCGTTCGTCACGGTCGAAACCCGCAGCTAACCAATTCCACCGGGCGGGCGGCACACAGTCGCCCGCGCATAAAACGAAAGGGAAATCAATGCGTTACGAAGAACTTCAGAATCAGCATTTTATCAAGGGCCTTGATCCGGTGGCCGATGCCTTCGCGGGAACGGCAGTTTCCGATGTGGTCGATGTCTCTAACCACCAAGGCGTCCTGTTCCTTGTCTACAAGGGAGTCGGCGCCACGGGAACCAGCACAATCACCGTCGAAGCCTGCGACGACGTGACCCCGAGCAACACCACGGCGGTTCCGTTCTTTTACAAGGCCATCACCAGCACCGACGTTCAGGGCGCCGTCACGACTACCACGTCTTCCGGTTTTGCCACCACGGCGGGCTCCTCGCAGATGTACGCCGTCCAGGTGGATGCGCAGGAACTCGCCAGCGCCGGCTACAAGTACGCCCGCCTGAAGGCTGTCGAGGTGGTTGATTCGCCCGTTCTGGGCGGCATCGCCATCGCTCTCCTCGGTCCCAAGTTTGGCGGCTCCGCGACCAACACGGCCATCGACTAACCCTCTCTCTCCTGACCGGGGCGGCTCCTCCGCCCCGTTTTTTTTCGAGCCATTCGCAGCTACCTGGAAGGCGACAACCAGGGGCACCCCGTCAAGTGGCTGATCCCCTACCGCCGCTAGCTGCTTCTTTTTATGACCTCCCACGCCTACCAACTCGTCACCGCGCCCACCGAATTTGCCATCACAGATGCGCAGATGGAGGCGCACGCGCGCGCTGCCGGCCAACCAGCCGAGCAGTACCAACCCTACGTGCGTGCGGCGCAGGAATACGTGGAAACCATCACCGGGCGAAAACTGGTGACGCAGACTTGGAAGTGGTTCCTGGACTCCTGGCCATGCGGCGATAGGTTCGACCTGCCGTTCGGCCAGCTCCAAAGCGTCACGCACGTCAAATACACCGACACCGCGGACGCTCAATCGACCTTTGCCAGTAGCTACTACGCCGTCTCTATCGCCCGTGATCCGGGCGTGCTGGCGCTGAAGTATGGCCAGTCATGGCCGACGGCCACGCTGCGCACGCTTGACCCTATCGAAATTCAGTTCGTTTGCGGGTGGGCATCGGCGGCGGTTGTGCCTTATCAGTTGCAGGCCGCCGTGCTGCTACTCGCCGCGCACTTCTACGAAAACCGCTCTGCGGTGGCCGTGGGCGAATCCGCCGTCGTCACATCCAAGCAGATCGAGCTTGGTGTGATGGCGTTGCTTGCGAATTGGATCATCCGATGATCCGCACCGGCCAGCGGACTGCATGGGTGCAAGCCTTCGCCAGCACCGAAACGACGGGAGGCGCGGGCGACCCGCAGCCGTCCTGGAGTGACACCCCGGCGCTCGAATTTTGGGCGCATAAACGCAATCTGACGCAGCGCGAAGTGGTTGTAGCGGGCGCGCTTCAACAGGAAGACGCCGTAGTTTTTGAGGCGCTGTACATGGACACACTAACCACGCGCCACCGGCTGAAATACGCGGGCCGGTACTACGACATCACGGGCCTCAGTGACCCAGGCGAGCGTCACGAAGCGTTGCATATTTACGCACGTGACGCGGTGAGTTACGGATCATGACGTTACCCGAAGCTCTAGGCACCCACCTCCGCACCGACGCCACAGCCACCATCGCCCACTATGGCGCGTCCAAGGTGTTCTGGTGCTACGAAACGCAGAACGTCACCCAGCCGTTTATGGCATTCCGCCAAACCTCCTGCCGTCGCATTGCGCAGCACATCAACGGCGCTGGAGCACCACGCGAATATGGCGTGGAAATCATACACTACGCCGCATCCCAATCAGCCGCATGGGCGGGTGCGGAGGCCACGAAATCCGACCTAGACAACGTGACAGGCACATTTAGCACCGTGGCGTTCAAGCGCTGCACGGTCACGGACGAAAGCGACCTCGTAAGCGAAGAGGCCGCGGCGCGCGGGCTGTTTGCGGTATTGCAAACGCTTTCGATCACAGTTTAGTTTTCCGGCATGTCGTGAGACACCCGGCGAGGGGGATATAAAGCCCCCAACCACTTCAACTACTGCCGTGAGGCAGAAGGAGCCCAACTATGGCTACATTCTCGGCAGTTGCCGGAACCGTCTTTAAGTACACCGTCACCTCGACCCTTACAGCGATCCCCGGCGTCGGCTCGATGTCCTTCTCGGGCGGCGACAAAAACGATATCAACGTCACCGCGATTGACGACGAGACGGAAGTCTTCATTCCCGGCCGCCGCACCGCCAAGGAACTGAATTTTCCGATGTTCTACGACCCGGCCGACGCGGGCCAGGTGGCCATGCTGGCCGCCTACGACGCCTCCGCACAGACCCCGGTCGCCATGAGCATCATCGACGACGACGCGGGCGACTGCACGCTTACGTTCTCTGGCTACATCAAAAACATGACGAAGAAATACGACCTCGACGGCGCGGTTATGTTTGATGTCGTCATCAAGCTGACCACCGCCGTTACCACCACCGCCTAAGGAGGCACAATGATTGACCCTGTAACCCCCGCTACGCTTGTGCCGTGGCGGGGGAAGAGTTACCCTCTTCAGTTAACGAACGGCTGCCTAGCCATGGCCGCCGGCGAGTTGGATATCAACATCCTGGAGGGCGGGCCAGGCTCGCTATTCACGAAGCCTGCCTACTACCAAAACGGCGTGCTTCTGTATGCGATCCTGCGCCAGAAGTTCCCCGCGTCGGAAGTGCCTCTCATGGAGTGTCTGGACGCGGTAACCGGCGAGAAATCCGACTTCTACGCCGATGTCCTGAAAAAGCTAGTGGCTGAACTGGCGCCAGCGATCCGGCGAATTATGAAGCTCGAAGCCGAGCCCACGGACCGCCCTACGACAGACGCGAATTCTGGCGACGACTTTGGGCCAGCGCTCGCGTCCACATCGGATTGACAAGCGAAGAGTTTTGGGAGATGACGCCCGGCCAAACCTGCGATCTATTCACGATTGCGGGCGAGGCGAATGGTTCCGGCTTAGACGATGGCGAAAAAATGGGGAGCAAAATTCGACGCGGCGCGGCTGCGAGAGGCGAAAGCCGCTTTCCGCGCCATCGCTGAAGTCGTAGACCCTGGCGGCAAGCGCGTCGGGGCTGCGTGGGAAATCGCACGCGCGGAAGTACACGACGGTTTCCGGTCCGCTGCGCTGATTGTCCGTGATAAAGCGAGGGCGGGCGCAGCATCAGCGGGAGCCCCGAGGCGGCTGTATTCCGGCGATAAGCCGGCCATCTTCGCATTCTCTGATTTCAACGCGGCCACCGACGACAAGCGGAAGCGCGCGGTGCTGGTCGGGATGCGTACAGGGCTCTCCTCGCAAGCAAAAGACCCGCGCCTGTTCATCGCATGGGGCAAGGGCGCAACGCGCCGTAAGGGCGGCACTGTGGCCTCGCGCGGGCTATCTATGTCCCTCGCTGCTTTGTTCGAGCGAGGCCGTTCCGACCGACGCATTAAGCCAGGCCGCTTCTTCCGCGCCGCTATCTTCTCAACCCGTTCGACCGTCGCCCGCCTTCTCACCTCAGCCTACGCGAAAGCCGTGGGAACGATCAACCGAATCAAATAATGGCCAACGACATCACATATCGGATTACAGGCGACCCAACCAGCTTTAAGGCTGCTATGGCGCAGGTAGAAGCCGTTACGGCATCCACCACCGGCAAAGTTAACGCCGCCTCCCGTAGCGTCGAAAGCCTTGGCGCGAAGTTATCGTCCGTTGGTTCGGCCATGACGCTGGGAATCACCGCTCCTGCCGTGGCGCTGGGCGTGGCTGTCGTCAAGACCGCGGCTGACATGGAGGCGCTGAAAGCTGGACTGGGCGCCGTCACCAAGGAATCCGGCTCACTCGAAACCCAACTTGCACGCCTAAAGGAAGTGGCGAAACTACCCGGCCTCGGGCTGAAAGAAGCCATTCAGGGCAGCACGTCTCTCCAGGCGGCAGGCTTTTCCGCGCAACTCGCGGAGCGGTCACTGAAGGCATTCGGCAACGCCCTCGCCACCGTCGGCAAGGGCAAAGCGGAGCTTGACGGCGTGACGCTCGCGCTCTCGCAGATTGCCAGCAAGGGCAAAATCAGCGCGGAGGAAATCAACCAGCTTGCCGAGCGGGTTCCGCAGATCCGCGTGGCCATGAAAGACGCCTTCGGCACCGCTGACACCGAGGTGCTGCAAAAGGCCGGGATTGGCGCTGAAGAGTTTGTAACCAAGGTCGTCGCGCAGCTTGAAAAGCTGAAGCAGGTCACCGGCGGGACGAAAAACAGCTTTGAAAACCTGGGCGATGCGGTGACGCAGGCGGCCGAGCGCGTTGGGCAGAAGCTCCTGCCGACCGTCACGGCGGTGATCCCGAAGATAGAAGCCATGGTAACCGCCGCGGCCGACGGCGTGGACGCCTTCACGCACCTATCTCCGGAAGCGCAGAACCTTGCGTTGACGCTGGGCGGCGTTGCTATCGCGGCCGGTCCGGTGGTTTCCGTTATCGGGAAGGTGTCTACCGGGATCGCGTCAATGCAGGTCGTAGCGGGCGCGGCGGGCGCGGCTATGGTCGGTCTGTTTGCCGTCACGCTGGTGGCGGCTGTGGCGCAAACGCTTTCGAGCATCGATAAGCTGAACGAAAAGTACAAGGCGCTGAAAGAGTTTCAGGACCGGTTGAAGACCGGGCAACAGGATCTCATCAAGGGTTTCGAGGACAACGGCAAGCCGCTCGGGAATGGAGCGCAGATTGCAAACGGCGGCGTATTCGATCAGCCGGCCAGCGCAGCGAAGCGATTTGGGATTGACCTGAAAGCTCTATCTACTGAACTTGGGCTGTTTACGGGCGAAGCGAAGAAGGCAGAGCCGCCAGTGAAGGCGCTGGGCGCGGCAATGGAAAAGGCGTCGAACACAATCAAGGTGTCTAGCGTTGCCGCCCGCGTTGCCGTAATGGATTTCTCCAAGGGATACGGAGAAGTGGCGTCATCCATTATTTCTAAAGGCTCTCTGGTGTACGTGGAAGGTCTCGAACGGGTAAAGGCTGGCGTTGGACGCGCAAAAGATGCGGTGTTTGATTTCATCCACGCGAGCGATGGGCTAGGGAAAAAACTCGAACTCAATTCGAGTGCGTTTGAGGGCCTTGCGCGGCGCTCGGATGAGTATGCCACATCTCTAAAGCGGGCTATTGCGGAGCAAGAGAAACTTGTCGCCAATGACAACGTGCGAGCTATGGGCGCGGGTACTCCGCTTGGTTTCCCCGAGCTGCCAACTACATGGGGCGCGAAGGATGCAGCCAGCGATATGGGAATTGAAACGGAATCGGCTCGCGCGAAGCGCATCGCCAATCTCCAGCGCAACGCCGATTTACTGCGAGAGGCAAACCGCCGTGGCGATCCGAATGTATCGGGAAACATGGTCATCGAGGCCGAAGAAAAGCTGAAGGCCGCTATCGAAGGCACTGGGCGCGCAGCGACCACCTCCGCCAAAGCCCAAACCAAGGCCATGCAGCAGGTTTCCACTGTCGTCACCGACTTATCGCGCGGCATCGCCGGGATCATTTTCGAGGGCGGCAAGATGGGCGACATGCTCCAAAAGGTAGCGAAACAAGCCGGGCAGGCCATCGTGCGCGAGCTGATTGAAGGCGCGCTAACGAAGCTCTCCAAAAAGCTGCTCGATGTTGGCGGCGTCTTTGGAACGGTCTTCAGCGGCGGCACGGGTGTAGCCAAGTCGGCAGCGGGTGGCGCGGGAAGCGCTGCGGGCGGGCTATCCGGAATGCTCGGGGCGGGCGGTAGCGCGTCCTCTGGTGTCGGCGGCGCGATGGCCGCAGCCAACCCGGTCACAGCCATGGTGACTGCGGTTTCTAGTGCCGTTACTGCAATCTCCTCAGTTGTTAGCAATTTCCAATTTGCTGCCATGAACAAAACGCTTGACCTCATCGAGCACGAGGTCCGGTACAGCCAAATTCACCTCCTGCACACGCTCAACAAAGCCAACGAATACTGGCCGCACATGAAGTCCGTATGGGAGTCCTTGATTCGCATGGAAACCGCTGGCGGCTTCGGTGGCGGCGGCGGAACGGTCAATGTATCCATGGCCGGGGCCTACCTCATGAGCGATGCCCAGATGGGCGACTTTGCCGACCGCCTAGCGCGGTTTCTGAAGGCTCGGGGTATCTAGGTGGGCATCTCTGTTTTAATCGCCTCCACGCTGCGCAACAGCGTAACGGCTCCCGCGTCTATTTCGCTTACCAGAACACTCGGGGAACCGGCGACGTGCGAACTAGTGACCACCGACGCAACTGGTTCAGTGGTGCCCGTCGTCGGCAACATTGTAGAGGTCCAGGACCAAGCGTCGGACGTGCAGTTTTTCGGGACCGCGCAAGAAGTCTCGACCACGCGCCGGGACCATACCGCGGCGAACGAATGCCGCCTCACTGCCACCGACCTCAACCACGCCACCACGCGGCGGCTGGCGGGCCAATACGAGTGGACCGGAAAGACGGTGCTGTACATCGTCTCCGATATCGTCACTAACTCCCTGTCTGGTGATTTAACGGATGTTTCGCTGGTCGAAACCGGGCCAACGATTGACCGGTTCGCGGTGGACTATTCGACGGTCAAAGAAGCCTTCGATTCCCTGGCCGAAATGGCCGGGATGCGCTGGTATGTGGACGAGTTAAACCGGCTCAACTTCTTTACCCCGTCGGCCCCACCCGATGCGCCGTTTGCCATTACGGACGGGACTAACGTTTCCAGTCTATCCGTGCGAGCCACGCGCGAAGACTACTGCAACACCGTCACCGCCCGAGTCGGGCAGGCTTTGCGCGACCCAGACGTGCAAGCCTTTGCGGGCGACGGCACCACGAAGTCATTCAGCGTTGACTACCCCATCGCGCAAGCGCCAACCGTCCGCGTCGCGGGCGTCGATGCGCTCGTCGGCATTCTGGGCGTTGATACTGGCAAAGACTGGTACTGGCAGGCCGGAAGCGCGGAAATCCGTCAGGAGGACGCGGATGCCGCGCTAGCGCTGGCCGTTGCGCTGGAAGTCACCTACGTCGGGCTGGACCTGATCTATGTCGGCGTGTCCGATACCGCCGAAATCACCGCCCGCTCGACCGCCGAAGGCAACAGCGGCATCTACCACAAGCTGATCGAGTTAGAAGGGCAGCTTACCCGCTCCGACGCGACCACGGCGGCACAAGCCTACCTAGACGCGCATTCAGAACTGACATACGTTCTCACCGCTGAGACTAACGACTTCAAGGAACCGGACCTCCTCACAATCCGCCCCGGCGACGTGCTGTCGTTTACCCGCTCGGGCTACGGCACAACTGGCAATTTTCTTGTCCGCTCGGTCAACCTTTCCCACATGGAGGGCGTCACCGATACCGCCACCTACCAGTGGCGCGGGCGCATCGAAGCCATCAAAGGGCCACTCCTCCGCACCTACACCGATATACTACGCGCCTCCACCGCTGGCGGCGGCATGTCTGGTAGCGGGGCGGCGGTGACGCGCTCCAGCGGCGCGGGAGCGTACATCCATGAGATTGGCACGCTGACGGCGAATACTACAATTACGCCCGACGTAGCAGCCACCCCCGGCGCTACGCTTTACGTGTTCGGCAAGACCGGCGCTTCGCCTTACACGGTCAGTTTTCACGCGGATTGGTTCGCCACACTGCCCAACACCCTCATCCCACAAGCCCCAGGCATTACTTTCGTATTCCCGTTTGTCGGACGAGCTGGCGACGGGTTGTGGTGGTTCTGCGGTTTGTCCGTCAATAACCAAACATAAATGCGACAACTTATCCTCATCCTATCCGCGCTGTCTGTTTTTGGACAGGCCACAACACCGTTTAAGGTTAGCCAGGGCGGCACCACTGCGGGCGCTGTGTGGTTCCAGGAGCCGCGCGCGAGCGGTACAGACTATTTCAAGCTACGCGCCGGCGCGATGTCTGCGAATGTTGACGCGACCCTTCCCGCCGCCGACGGCACCAGCGGCCAATGCCTTTCGACCGACGGCGCGGGTCAATGGGGCTGGCGCGACTGTTCCGGCGCGTCCACGCGCTACCGCATATCAGACTACTTTTGGATTCAGACGCCAGGCGGTTCAATCTCGCCCGGCCTCACGACCGTTACGCTCACTCCGTGCCCGTCCGGCCTGGATGCGACCGACACGAAGCTCTACGTTTACATTTCAGGCGGCACCGGTACCGCTGAAGCCGCTCCTCTATCAGTCAGCGGTGGCGCTGGTACATGCAGCAGCGGAGCGGCAAGCGGCACTATCAAATTCACCGCGGCGAACTCTCATACCGGCGCATGGACCATCCAGAACGCCGGCTTCCGCGAGACAGAGCGCATTGCCGATCACGGCGATATTTTGCTCATCACTAACGTTGACGTTTACGAGCGAACAGTCATCCAGAAGGGCTTAACACTCGAAGGCGGTGGGGGTGGTGGCGTGCGATCAGTCATCACCGCGCACGGCGATATCGTGGCGATCGACGTGGACCTTGCCGCGCCTGTCACCATGTCGAATTTTTCGATCATGGCGGCATCACCGCAAGTTTCGGCTGGCGCGGCGGTTCGGCTGGGCGTGGACGGGTCAACCAATCACAACTGCGGATCGAAGATTGACAACCTGTTCATCTACCAGTTCTACTACGGCATCCACCTCAAGGACGGCTGCAAGCCGGTCATTACGCGCAACGAGATCGCGGACTCCACGAAGTACGGCATCTACGCGCAGAATATTTTTAACCCAGACGGCGGCGACGGATTCATCGCGCACAACACAATTGGAAACACGCCAGCGGCTGATGCTGCGATCCGTTACGAAAGCGGCGGCGGGCTGAAGATCATCGACAACAAGATTCTCAACAATTTTCAGTGGGGCGTAGACCTATACCCGAACAGCGGCGCCTCGACTGGGCAACTGTACATTACGTCGAACAGCTTTGACCGTATGAAGGCGGGCGGTATCCGCGCGTCTGGTACTGACGCGTGGTACGGCGTGAACGTGCTTGGGAATATCATCATCGACGCTGGCGAGGACGGCACTTTTACTTGCGTGGAGTTTGCTAATCCGGGCATGGTGGGCGGCTCGTTCATCGGCAACATGTGCCAGAGCGGACAGTACGCCGTCACCGCTTCGCAGGGTACCCAGATCCGTATCGGCCGAAACAACTTTACCGGCAGTGAAGTCATCAACTCCAGCGTGGACATAGACCTCGACTCTCCGCTTGAAACCACGCACGCGAATATCCCTACCGACGCGCTGGACGGATCGGTGATGTATTGCACCGACTGCACGTCTACGGGCGCGGCAAGCGGCACAGGGGCGGCCATTTACCGGGTTAATGGTGCGTGGTCAACGTCGTCCACTGGGCTGATGAATATCAGCCAGGGCGGGGATACGTTTGGCGCTGATATGCACATCGGGACCGATGACTCGCACGACGTGTTGATCTACCGGAATAACGTACTGACTGGGCAGTATGCAGCGGGGCAAGTGGTCACATACGGATATCACACCTTCAGCGATAACGGGACGACCATGCGCATGCAGCCGGGGACTGGCGTGGGCAATTTCGGCAATTTCTCGAATCACCCGATAGACTTTTACACTGATTCAGCGGCGCGGTGGCGCCTGAGTGCAACGGGTATGCTGCATCCCTCGGTGCATGACGCCGTGGATGCCGGGTTGACCGGAACGCGAATTAGGGGCGTTTACGCCAAGTTCGGCGAGTTTTATAAGTCTGGCAGCACGGCGTCTGCGGACTACCTGACCACGCGAAAATACAACATCCTCGACCAGTCCGGCGGTACAGGCGTGTGGGATATTCAGGCGTCTGGTTCGATGGCTGCAACGTCATCTATCAAAATTCGGGATAACGCCGGAAGCCGCTGGCTCGAAGCTTATCGCGCCTTGGGCGGCACGCCTCTCAAATATACTTCCCTTTTCGGGCATCTCTACCCGGCAAAACGCCTCATCGCCGATGGTGACGCGGTAGATGATTCTGTGTTTGGTGACCTCGGCGCAACCTCCGCCCGATGGGCCAACATTTACGGCGCTGCGGCTGACCTTTCCGGCGCTCTTACGGCATCGGGCAACATCACCGGGGCCATCATCAACGCCACTGGGTCGCCTGCCTACAGGGTTGGCGGAACAACGGTCATTGATTCGGCGAGGGCCGCGTCACTGACCAGTGCGACTGTCACTGCTGGATCTGCTGGATACATCAACCTGACGAACGTGGTTAACTCTACGCAAGGCGTCTACGGCTCGTGTATGGCGCTTTCCGCCACGGACACCGCCACCACCAATACCTACGTGGCTGGCCGCATCTGCGGGCGATACGACACGGCGTCCTTTACCGACGAACTCATCACGATCCAGACGGCAACCGGTGTTGGCGCATACGATACGGCCATCAGTATCAAAAATCAAGCCGTCACAGTTACTGGAGTGCTTGACGCTGCGACCTTCAACGCTACCGGCTCACCAGCTTATCGCGTGAGTGGAACAACGGTTATCAACGCCAGCCGAGAGGCCACGTTTGCGGGCCTCACCATCGCCACAGGCGCGGCGTCTGGCTACGTGTGGACCTCGGACGGTTCCGGCGTTGGCTCCTGGCAAGCGGCGGCTGGCGGGCTTCCCGTTGTGGACACCACCGGCATCGCCAAAGGCTCATCGGACGCGACAAAGATCGCGCGCCTGGAAGTGGACGGGCTGACTACCGGAACGACGCGCGTGCTGACCGTTCCGGATGCCGATTTCACCATCGCTGGCCTGAACAACACGCAGACATTCAGCTTCCCGCAAACAATCGCGATCGCCAGCGTGCAGAACCACTTGACCCTCTCGCAAACCAACAGCACCGCCACTTACGACCCGGCGTGTTTGGTCCTCGCGTCTACGGATACCGTCACCAGCACTATCTATGGAGCCGCGCGGGTGTGCTCTGGGTACGAGTCGGCAGCATTCACAGATGAAAAATTTGCTATCCAAACAGCAACCGGCTCCGGCACATATCAGGACGCGCTGACCATCAAGAATCAAGCGGTGACGATCCTCGGAAGCATCGCCGCCACTGGCTCGGCTACGTTTTCATTCGTCAACGGCGTTCTCGATGGAACCATGGTCCCGCTGTTCGCTGGCAACGGCTCCATTGGCTCCGCAACTTACAAGTACGGCGACTTTTTCGGCGTGCGCGGCAACTTCAACGCGGTAACCATTGGCGCGGCATCGGCTACCGTTCGACTGGGACAAAACCTCGATGTCAATTATAGCGGCGACTATGCAGGAATGGCGATCAACACATGGAGCGCAACGGACGGGCACGGCGGAGTTATCGATTTAAACAAGTCCGGCTCGGGCACAATTGGCACGCAAGCGGCTGTAGTGAGCGGCGAGACGCTGGGCTTTCTTAATTTCAGGGGCAGTGACGGGACGGCATTTCAAAGGGCCGCCCAAGTCATTGGCGAAGTAGATGGAACCGTGTCATCTGGCGTCGTCCCTGGCCGCATTTTGTTGCGCACCGCAAGCACTTCCGGCGTAATCACTGAGCGACTCCGCGTTGACTCAACCGGGCTTACAACCATCACGGGTAATCTCACGGTTACCGGAACCTGCACGGGGTGCGGAACGATCAGTTTCCCAATCTCCAGCTCTGTTACGTTCTCCACCGGATCGACCTATGACGTTGGCTCAACCAGTGCGCCTCCGTTGAACGTTTACGGAAACTACATCGAGCCATTGACGGAACTGGTTATGGGCAGCGGTACCGTGTTTCGCGGTTCGCTAATTCCGGCAACGAACAACACGGACGCCATCGGGAATACGAGCTTCAGGGTGTCCAACGTGGCCACGGTGAACGCCAATATCTCCGGCACGATCACGACGCCATCCGGCTCTGCTGGCATTACGTCCACAAAGACCGTCCGCGACTCTGCCGGTACCGGCACCTGCACGCTGATCTTCAGCGGTGGGATTCTGACCGGCGGCACCTGCTAATCTGATCCGCCACGCGCGGAAACAGTAACGGCGGCGTTATGCGCCGCCAGAAGTTGCCCTGGGTGACGGGGCAGAGGACGACGGCAACCACCCGCGCGGCGCGGATTACGACACGAAACGCCGATGCTAAACCGCCCTCACCACAATTTTATGCGTACCATACTCGCACTCCTGGCAATGGGCATTGCCGGGGCGGCCGAAGCGCCGAAACCCACGCCCGCCCCCCTGAAGACCGCAGAACGTATGGCGCTGACGGAGCTTTCCGCCAAAGTCGCCGAATTGAACAAGCAGATCGACGTGATCCTCACCGAGGCTTGCGCCGACCGCAGCATCCCCAAGGACCGCTGCCGGTTGCAACAGGACGGCACATTTCTGACGCTGCCGGAACCGCCGAAACCGGAGTCGAAAAAGTGATCTCCGCAAAGCTGATCCCGGCTATTCTGCTGGCTGTCGTGGCGCTGCGGGGCGAGTCGATCTGCGGCAAGGACGACCGCAACCCCACGCCGCACGTCGATCTCGTCCAAGTATCCTGCATCGACTTTGACCGGCTCCGCGCGCAGGCGCCGGACTTCCCGTGGCCGGTGGGCAGGGTGACGCAGGTCCTCGTCCACGTCCGCGAAGGCGACGCCGTGCGCGTGACGGTCGATGGCGTGCAAAAATTCGCCGATCTGATCCGGGATGCCTGGGGCCGGCTGATCGCGCTGGTGCAGTTTGACGGCGTGGAGTACAAGGCGGTGGCCGTCAAGGTCTATCGGGCGGTGGAGGAGTGAAACTCCGCACCGCTGCCGTAGTGGCCACCACCGACGACGGCGACAAGATCGGCGGGCCGTATTTTCTCCCGCTGGACACTCCCGCCAAACAAGAAATCAATGAACTAGCCCGCGAATACGGGCCGCTGGACATCAAGAAACCGGAGCAAAAACTATGACCTACAAGGC